GGGCGAGTATCCCTGCCATTAGACCTTATAGCTTCCAATCTTCTAAGATCTGTGCACCGGAAAAGTTCTCGATGGAACGAATTAAGTCGATGCTCTCCAACTTGTAGTGAAATTGTTTGTTAGTTACTACGTAGTTGTCATAATTTTTGTACCATAAAACGGGGAAATTGAGTTCCATTTGAAATGGTTTCAACTCATTGCAATTATCAAAGTATTGTTCATATTTAATTTGAGTTGTTGTAGATATTCCGTAAAGTTTTTCAACTAATAATCTCGTTTTTGGACCCGGTTGTTTCCGGCCAGGACGTTTTTCAGATATGGCTTTTAAAAGCATTTCTCGTTTGAATTTATCCTGAGTTGTTTTAATCAGCCTGACCATTTTGTCTTCTATCACTTGTTTGTCTGTATGTCTGAGTATGTAATGACCAAGAGAATCTAAGATCGGACATCCGGGATATTGATAAACAAGACTAAAGCCCTTCGCTCTAAGTAAAGCGCTGCGTGTAGTAATGTTTGAATCTATATATGGGTCTGTTGTCCAACCTACGTCTGCTATTGTTTTTCTAATATCGCATACATTAATGAGTTCATCTTGATCTGCTACGAGACCACAAAACGAAGCTTCACTAAATTCCTTAGTGTTTTCCATTTTGCAATTGAACCCGAGGTATGTGTAGTGACTTGATTTAGGCATACATGATAATGGAACTGTGGAAGTCAGTCCATCATCGCCTTCGAAGACGCCTTTAGCTACTACGGCACCAAGACAGCAACTTATGTACTTGAATAGGAAGAAATTCGAGTAACCATTGCCACTGCTTGTACACATTTCGCCTGAAGCCCTTGTCGCATGCATCTCACTGCTAAAATATTTGTATTTAAATTTTCTCTTGCCAGCCAGAACGTGTTTAATTAATTTCATGAATTTTTCACCTGTTGGTAATTTGTATGTGCAATATTCATAAAATGGAAATTCTATTAGGTTCATAACCAGCGCTGTGAAGTGAGACTCATACTTCGAGTAGTCTGTACAACTAAATTCTTTAGCCCATCCCAGTAGATCTTTTATATACAATGGTCTCTCATTAACTGGGATTTTCTTTATGAATTCAGGATGACTGAATAAAACGTGGTTCACGATCTGGAATGTTGGTCCTACTTCGATTTTGAATCTGTCAGTAGTGGACTTAATCATCCTGAGCGGTTTGTACTCAGGATAAGTCTCTGTTTTGACAAAGCATTTGCATTTGAAGTGTTCTTTCTTTATGTTCGGAAATTCCTCTTTCAAGTCTAGAAGTTTCTGTTTCTCTACTTGTGTGTAAGAGGTGGATTCCAACCATGTCTTATCAGAGACGTCTGAATCTGAGGGTGCAGGTACAAATTCAGTCGACATCAAATATAAATTGAATAGAAACATGTTTTGGATTCTAACCGGATCGTGTTTAACACCGCTATCTTTAATGAGCCACGGCATTTCTCGCTCAAATGTGATCCACATTTCTTTGAGTTTCTCATTGTCCTTTATGACAAATTTTCTGTGGGACTCAAAACCCACATCAATTAGAGGGAGATCTACGCCCTCGGAACCCCCACCAATGCCTGTGACATTGAGAGGTACCTGTGTCCCGCCTCTAATGAGGTCCCCATGAATTGTAGAAAGTGGGTCCCTAATATCTGGTGACGGGAGACAAACATTTTCAAGATAGATAGGTAAAGTGACCCGTACTGGCCTACCGTGTTCCCTGACATTATTGAGAGGACGAAGGTGAGAAATTGAGTAGTCAGCTTTAGGCTGAGCCAATGGAGTACGCACCTCAGAACAACGGTACCCGTACTGGTAGCGTAACGTAGGGCACCGCTCTGGAAATCCCTGGGCATGATTCTTTCTGTCGTAGTCATATTTCTCTCCAAGATCCTTTGAATGACCATTCTCGTGTTTCCAATTGTATCACTGTTATCTGACAGTGCTGTGGAATTTAGAGCGCTATCACTCATGGATCTGATGATCAGGTCAACCTTGTTCATTCTAGTTTCAATGTCCACCGATGGATTGAGCACATGTGGAATCAGTGCCGTGGGTATGAAATCGTTTGAAACGACCACCTCAGCAGAATCATCCAA